TCGCCGCCGGGCCGGGGTTGCCGCGAGCGCCGCCGTCGACGTTGACTCTCAGCTTCTGCATCGAGCTCAGCGTGCCGCCGGCTCGCCACGGCGCGGCGGCGGCGCGGCGCGGCGACCGAAGGGGTTTTCCGGCGTCGCCTCGCTTTTGTCGGAGCGGCGCCAGTACCAGCTTTTCCAGCCTGGCAGCCACTCCGAGGTTTCGCATTCGATGATGTAGCGCTCGTTCGTCTCGCTCATGGAGCGCAGCCTAGCGCCGAGTCGATCGACTGCGCGTCTCAGCGCCACGCCAGTCCGATTTGCGGGTCGAGCGGTTGTGCGCCCACTTCTTCGCCGCCTTCGGTACGACGGCCCACATGAAGCGGCGCTGGCGCTCAGACTTGAACTTGCCGCCGCCGTGCTTGCGCTGACGCGATCGCCTGGCCATCAGCTGAATAGTAGCGCCGCCGGCTCCCCACCCCGAGAAGCCGGCGGCGCTTGACTCGATCCCCCGATCGAGGCGCTGCAGCCTATCCGTCCAGCGGCCGTCGCCGCCACCCGGCAGGCTAGGGGCGCCGTCGCCGCTGCCCGCCGCGCTGCCCGCCGTCACCCGGGCGCTGCGTGGGCGGGCCCAGCCTAGCGCCTCCTGGATAGCCCCTTCCGCCTGCGCCTGCGCCTCCGCGCGGGCGCGCGCGCGAGGTATCCGTTATCCGAGGGGCAATTCGATACGTGCCTTGCAGGGCTTTCGTTGGATAGGGGGTGATTATCCACGCTATCCACAGCTGGGGGCGACCGCAGGGATGCCTGTGCGCCTGACGAGCGCGCCCGCGCCGCGCCGCCGCGGGCGACACGAGAGGCGCGAGTACGATCCCCGCTGTGGATACGACGCAGGTAGGGCTGGCAGCCGCGCGACTGATGGACGAGCTCGCCGAGGGGTTGCCCGAGGGCGCCGAGCTCCGGCACGTGACCCTTGTCGCGGTGTGCGATCTGCCTGACATCGAGGACGGCCTCAGCGAGTCGGTCTACCTCGCTTCGACGACCGAGTCGCGCCTTGAGCAGGTCGGCTCCCTCAGCACCGCGGCGTCGATGGCGATGCACGCGCCAATCGACGAGGAGTGATGGAGGTCGCCACCGTCGAGGGGCTGGTGCTGCCGACCGGCGCCGGCGAGCTCTGGCATCCCGAGACGCCGACGGGGCTCGACGTCGACGAGGTCCTCGACCTCTCCGACGTCGACGCGCAGGTCCTCGCCCTTTGGCACGCCGAAGTCGCCGGCGACGTTGCGGCGCGCCCGTTCTGGCCGGCGGCGATTCGCTGCCTGACGCTGGAGCAGCGAATGACGATGGCCTCGGATCCCATGCTCTCCGCGGCGTGGAAGGAGCGCGAGCGCCGGCGGGTTCGAGAAGGCGCGTGGTCACCCGGCGGCGAGGAGCTCGTGATGTCCGGGCTTGAGTACTTCGTTCGCGGCTACGGGCACGTCCAGCCCGAGCACGGACCGCCGATCCCGTTCACGCTCTGGCAGGAGCAGGCCGACGTGCTGCGGACGATGGAAGAGGCGCTTCGTGTGATCGTGCTGAAGGCGCGCCAGCTCGGCCTGACCTGGTTGGCGCTCCATCACGCGTTTCACATGCTTGCCTTCGATCCGGTGACGCCGGTGGCGAAAATCCTGGCGCTCTCCAAGAAGGCCGAGGACGCGAAGAAACTGCTGCAGCGGGCTCGGCGGATCAACGAGCTCTTGCCGCCCTATCTGCGGGTCGAGGAGGAGAGCGAGACGAAAGGGTCGCTCTCGAAATTCGGCTTGCTCGACCGAGGCGAAATGGTCTCGCTCACCTCCAACCCCGAGGATGCTCGATCGGAGACGGCGAGCTACGTGATCTGGGACGAGGCCGCCTTCACCCGCAACGGCGGCGCGGCGGAAACGCTGACGGCACTGCGCGCGACGCTCGGCACGCGCGGCCGGCTCTGCGTGATCTCGACCGGCAACGGGCCCGCCGAGGCGCCCGGCGACGGGCAGACCTACGCGCAGCTGTGGAAGAACGCGAAAGCCGGCGCCTCGGACCTGGTCCCGATCTTCCTGGCCGACTCGGTGCATCCTGGCCGTACCGAGACCTGGCGTAAGAGCGAGCGGCGTAACTACCTGTCTGAGGAGGACTTCCTCAAGGAGCACCCCGAGACCGAGGACGACGCCTTCTCCGTCGTCGGCGGCCTGCGGGTCTACTCGCCGGCGGGGATCAACGCGGCGGAGAAGCTCGGCCGGGAGTACGACGCGCTGCTGGCGTGCGGCGAGCTGCCGTTGCCAGAAGAGATCTTCAGCGGCGGCGACTTCGGCGAGTTCACGCACATGCTGGTCGCTTGGCCGTTGGAGGGCGGCGGCTGGTACATACCGCCGGGCGAGGTGGCGCCCGAGGTGCCGCAGGAGGTCGGTGAATCGGCGCGGCAGTTCTGCGAGTCGATTCGCGAGGTGCAGGAGGCTGCTTGCTCGAACGGGCAGGCGCCGGACGACGGCAAGCTGGCCCCGCTGATGCGCGTCTTTCGCTACGACGCAGCTGGCATCCAGAGCAAACGCACCTTCGTCAAAACGGTGCAGTCCGATCGCGAGCTGATGCGCTCATGGCAGATCGCCCGCCGCGGTGGCAAGGATCAGATCCGCACTTCGAAGATCGCCTTCGGGAAGTACAAGGACGACACGAAGGACCATCTGCGGATGCTCTTCGCGCGCTCGGCGAAGACGATGCTGACGCGCCTCGGCGACCTCTCCGAAGACGACGAGAACTACTGCGATGGGACGCGGATCATCGCGATCAGCCCGCAGAACGAGACGCTGCTGCGGCAGCTTCGCGGCCTCAAGCTGAAAGACGACGGCACGGGGCGGATCGAGAAGGGCGACGATCACGGGCCCGACGCGCTGATTGCCGTCGATGCTCCGCTCGCCGTGAAAGAGCATGATCGCTGAGGGTTAGCCCGGCGGCGATGACTGTCGGGGGTGAGTCCCGGTGTCCGTCGCCGTCGGACCCTGCCTGACACCGCGTCGCGGTAGCACGGCCGACCGGATTCCCTCGCGAGCAGTGTAGTACCTTGGTGCTCGCTGTTTGCACCATAGAGCGCCGCCGGCGACTCCGGGCTCTGAGGCGAGGAGAGCTTGCATGGATCCGCGAAGTGGCGAGGTGTTTGGCCCGCTCGGCGATAATGAGGCGGGCGAGGAGTTGACGAAGGAGAAGCTGCTTGCCGAGATGGGTCAGATCAAGGATCGGTCGGACAAGCGCTTGACGGAGCTCCAGCGGGCGGCTGATCACGTCGAGGTGCACGGCCCGCTCGTTGCCGTCGACGGCGAGGTCGTTCAGCGGTTGCGGCTCGGCGATCGCGAGCTCCGTCGACGTCGGCGCCGCGGTCGCTAGGATGCTCTCCGCGAAGAGTGGCATTGCGGGAAAGCGGCGACGGCACGCCGCCGGGCAAGCACGGAATTGGACCCCCCGCCGCGATCTCGGCCACTCTTCGCGTTAGGACCGAGGTGCTACTCTGCTCGCCGTGCGGATCAGGGTGCAGATCGTCAACGAATCGGCGGAGCTCGCCGACGTGCTCGGCTCTCGCATCACGGCGGCGCTGCAGCATCAGGTCGACCACGACTTCCGCCCCACGTGGGGGGTCGCGGCCGAGCTGGAGTATGTCGCCCGCGACGACAAACCCGACCCCGAGGCATGGTGGCTCGTCGTCCTCGACGACTCCGACCAAGCCGAGGCGCTCGGCTATCACGACTTGACGCCGAAGGTGCTCCATCCGATCGGCAAGGCGTTCGCGAAGACGACGATCGCCGACGGTGCCGAGCTCTCGGTGACGATCGGGCACGAGCTGCTGGAGATGCTCGGCAACCCCTACCTCGGCGATTGCGTGATCGACCCGCGCACTGGGCGCGTCTACGCGAAGGAGAACTGCGACGCCGTCGAGGCGGACCAGTTCGCCTATCCGATCAACGGGATCCTCGTTTCCGACTTCGTGCTGCCGCAGTTCTTCGATCCCCGTCATCGCGGCAAGGGGATCCCGCTTTCGTTCAAGGGCAACGTGCACGAGCCATTCGAGATCGCGACGGGCGGCTACCTCTCCTATCTCAATCTCGACGCTCTGGGCGAAGGCTGGCAGCAGGCGCTCGGGATGAACTCCGAGGCGGTCGAAACCTCTCGCGGCGTTCGTTCGTCGGGCTGGCCGCGGGGGTCGCGTCGCGATCGCATTCGCCGTGCCGCCGCCGGCGAGCTCGTGATCTCCGAAGACTCAGTCTGCGCGCCGCGCTGATGGCGCGACGGACCAAGTCGAACCCCCATCGCCATCACCGGCCGCGCCGCCGTCCGCGCGTCGCGCCGAAGGTTGTCGTTCGTCATCGCAGCCCCAACTGCTACCCCGATGGCATGGAGCGTCCCCTGCTGATCCCCCTGCACGACACCGAGGGGCAGAACAAGTTCAAGTCGATCGAGGATCTGGAGGGGCTCGGCAACTTCTTTGCAGAGCCTTCGACCGAAGCGGCTTCGCAGGCAGCTGTCGACGGCGACGGCTGGTCTGCGCGCTTCGTAGCTGACAGGGACGCCGCTTGGCATGTCGCCGACTTCAACCGCGTCTCACTCGGGATCGAGCAGATCGGTTTCGCCTCGCAGGGCAAGTGGACGCGAGCCGAGCGGCGCGAGGCAGCGCGCTGGGTCGCCCAGTGGTCGCACGAGCATGGGATCCCGATCCGTCACGGCAAGGTCTCTGGCTCGATGGTTGTTCGCTCCGGCGTCGTCCGTCACTCCGACCTCGGCGCCGCCGGCGGCGGCCACAGTGACCCCGGGCCCAACTACAACGTCAAGTCGGTCATCCGCTGGGCACGTCTCTTCAAGGCGTTGCGCTACGGCCGGGTCCGATAGGCCCGCGCTAGGCTTGCGCGCGTGGGCAGCGACGTGAGCGAGACGATCGAGGCGCCGGCGGGTCCGCTTCGCGCCCTGGTCGACGCTCTCAGTCGCGGTCGCCCGCTCTTCTGGACCGGCGAGGTCCTGGTCGAGGTCGACGTCGACTTCCCGGCTGGTGTCGGGCAGGCGACGATGGTGCTCGATGCTGACGACATGGCAGCACTGCGCGGCGCGATCGAGCAGCGTTGCCGCCAGTGCGGGTGCGCCGAGAGCAACGCCTGCGTGCTGATGATCGAAGGCTGCGCCGCGCACGGCTGCCGCTGGGTCGAGCAGGACCTCTGCAGTGCGTGTGTTCCGGGCGCCTCTCCCGACTGGCGGCGCCCTGCGAAAGTGGCTGAGCTGCAGCACCCGGGCAGGACGGCCGCATAGTGGGCGTCTGGATCGACAAGCTGGTCGAGCAGCTCGACCGTCATCAGGTTTGGCCCGCGGGTCGCTTCAAGCGGATCGGCGAAGACGTCGGGCTCTGGATCGCGTTCCGTGAGACCGACCGAGGTCGGCTGAAGCAGGACATCGGCTGGCAGGACGCACAGCGGCTCTACCAGGTCGACCCGCTGGCGCCGAAGATCTCCGATGCCTTCGCGTCACTGCTCTTCGGTCGCCGCCCCGACGTCAAACCGGCGGCAACCGGTGACACGAAGCGTCTCGACGAGGTGGTCGAAGAAAACGGCTTCCCCGCCAACCTGCAGCGCGCGGTGCGGACCTCGTCCAGCGAGGGCGAGGTTTGGTGGCGAATTCGAGCCGATCCTGAGCTCGCCGATGCCCCGCTGGTCGAGTGGTATTCGCGCACCGCCGTCTACCCGCTGTGGGTCGGGCCTCGACTGGCGGCGGTCGCGTTCATCTCGCGCTATGACACCGAAGGCGACGACGGTCGGCCGAATGCCACCGTCTTTCGCCACTTCGAGATCCACGAACGCGGCGAAGCGCAGAACATTCTCTACGAGGGCAGCAAGGGCACGCTCGGCAAGCAGGTCGGCCTTGATCGTTTCAGCGAGACGGCGGATCTGGACGAGGTATGGGAGCACAACCTGCCGGCAATGCTGGCCGGACGGATTCCTAACACTGAGGGCGTCGACTCGACGCTCGGCGTCTCCGACTACTACCGGATCAAGGATCTCCTGCACGACGTCAACGAGGCGCTGACGATCGGCGCCGAAAACGCACGGCTGACGTTGAAGCAGCGGATGATCGCGCCGGCGTCGGCGTTCGACGCGGAGGGCAACCTGCGCGACGTCGATGTCTGGGCCGCCGAGTCGTTGGACAACGAGGACCTCTCCGACGAACAGCGCGGCGCTCCGTTCCGCGTGCTGGAGTACACCTTCGAAGCGGAACGCTTGCTGAACTGGCGCCGCGGTCTCGCCGAAGATGCGTTCGGTCGGATCGGGATCGTGCCGCAGTTCGTCGGCGCCGGCAATGCCGCGGAAGGGCTCGCCCAGTCGGGCACCGCGCTCCGCGTGCGGCTGATCCCGACCACGGCCGCCGGTGAGGAGCGCGGTCAGTTCTGGGACGACAAACGCGGAGGGCTGCCCGGGATCCTCACGGTGATGCAGATGGTCGACGCGCTTCCTCGCGACGAGGGTGGTTTCGGCGTCAGCTGGGGCGACGCTGAGACGCCGCCGTCGGTCGAACGGGGCTCGACGCTTCCCGAGGACGAGAACGAAGTCGTCGATCGCAACGCCGCGGCCGTGCAGGGGCAGATCCGCAGCCGCCGCGTTGCCGTAGAAGAGCAGCATCCCGATTGGTCAGACGACGAAGTCGACGAAGAGCTTGAGCGCATCAGACGCGATGTGGCAGACTCACAGCCGTTGACCGGATTTCTTCACGACCAGGGAGGCGGCGTCGGCAACGGCGTCACCCCCGACGCCGGCGGCAGTGATGGCGCCGGCGGTGAAGAAGAAGGTCCACCGGCCGAGACCAGCTAGGCCGCCGCGGTAGGACGCGGCTTTACAAATTACCGCTGGCTAGCCCTGACCGGCAGGGCACCGAGACGGACTCGGGGAATCAACCGCCGGACGAACGACTAGATCGGAGACACGACGCATGAACCGCCTACGCCGACTCTTAACCGCCATTCGAGATCGCTTCTCGCGCGACCGGGCCCATGCCCTGCCGCTGGAGGAACTACTCGACAAGGCGGGAGTGCCGAGGTCGCTGACCCCTGAGCTTCTGCTTGTCGCAGATCTCGCTGGGCTGCGCCTCGACGGGGACGGCGACGGAGATGGTGACGGTGATGACGACGGAGACGGCGACGACGACGGAGACCGCGACGATGAGGGCGACGGCGACGGCGACGAGGACGGCGACGACGACGGAGACGGCGACGACGACGACGGAACCGCGGCCGAGAACCGTGCCCTCAAGCGTCGACTGAACGAAGAAACGAAGGCGCGCAAGAAAGCCGAGAAGGACCTCAAGGCCAAAGAGCGTCAGCGTCAGGAGCGTTCGGGTCAGCACAAAAAGATGTTCGAAGAGGAGAAAGAGCGCCGCGAAGAGCTGGAAGGCCAGCTCAAGGACGGCGCTCTGGAACGTGCCATCACCTCTGAGGCGAGCCGCCAGGATTTCCGGAGCCCGGACCTGGCGGTTTCGATCGTGAAAGCCGGTCTAAGCGAGGCTGTGGATGACGATGGCGAAGTCGACGAGGACGCCGTTCGCGACGCCCTTAAGAAGCTTGCCAAGCGCGAACCCGGTCTGATCAAGAAGGGCAAACGTCAGGGCAACGTCCGAGGTGACGAGGACGAAGGCGCTGACGAGGAGGAGGACGATCAGGACGGGCGGCGTAGTCGCCGCAGTAAATCGGACGACGACGAGCAGCTGACTCCTCGGGAGCGGATGCGTCGAGGCCACGAGCAGATCGAGAAAGATCGCAAGCGGCGCGAAGGCGCAAGGGCGTAGTTGGAGCAGCCTCGGGCGTGAAAATCACGTAACAGAAACCGAGGTACAAACCAAAATGGCACTAACGCTTGCCGAAGCGGCAAAACTGAGTGACAACGACCTGCAGCGCGGGGTCATCGAGACGTTTGTGATGGAAGAGGAGTCGGTCATCCTCGATCGCATCCCCTTCCTGGAGGTAACGGGCAACGCCTACGCCTACAACGAAGAGGCGTCGCTGCCTGGGGTCGAGTTCCGCGCCGTCAACGCCGGCTACACCGAGTCGACGGGGACGGTCAACCAGAAGACGGAGAAGCTCGTGATCATGGGAGGGGACGCCGATGTCGACGTCTTCATCCAGAAAACGCGCTCGAACCTCAACGACCAGCGGGCCACGCAGGAGCGGATGAAGGTCAAGGCCGCGACCTTCAAGTTCCAGGACACGTTCATCAACGGGAACGTCGAAGTCGACGCGAACTCGTTCGATGGGCTCAAGAAGCGGCTGACCGGCGCGCAAGTCATCAGCGCCGGGACCAACGGCGCCGAAATCGTCGGCACCGAAGAAAACACCCGGTTCGCGTTCTACGAACTCCTCGACCAGCTGTGCGCGGCGGTCGTCGGGGGGCCGGACGCGCTCTACATGAACAAATTCATCCTCGCTCGGATCAAATCGGCCGCCCGCCGCACCGGCCACTACGAAACGACCCGGGACGAGTTCGGGAAGACGATCGAGATGTTCAACGGGATTCCCCTGCGGGACATCGGCAACAAGGCCGACGGGACGTTGATCATTCCGCAGACGGAGACCAAAGGCACGTCCTCGACGTGCTCTTCGATCTACGCCGTGCGGTTCGGCGAAGACGACGGCGATCGTGCCGTCACGGGGCTGATCGGCGAAAGCGGGGTCGACGTGCGTGACCTCGGCGAGATCACCGAAAAGCCCGTCTTCCGCACCCGGATCGAAATGTTCACCGGCCTGGCCGTGTTCGGCCCCGGCGCTGCGCGGCTCGAAGGGGTGCTCAACAAATAGATCGAAGCCGTCGATAGGCGGCGCGACAGAGAAAAGGACTATGGAGAACTCACACGGAGATCAGATCAAGGAGCAGGTCGAGACCGACGAGTCTGCAGGCGTCGAGGCGCCGGCGGACGAGAGCGGCGTCATCGACAAGGTGGGGCCCGAGGAGGGCGCTGCCGTCGAGACCGACGAGGAGGAGCCTGAGACCGGCCAGAGCCGGCGTCATCGCCTGCGCGAGCGGGCGGCGGACAAGGCGGCTCGCCTCGCTCGGGTGAGGTTCGACCAGGCGTGCGAGCTGGCGGAGGACATGCGCCACAAACGCGACTGCCCGGAAGAAGGCGCCCTGCCCGGAGACCCTGATCGCCGTGTCGAGTTCTTCACGGCAACGCGACCTCGAACCAAAGACGCACCGGCGAAGGAGATGCTGGTCGTCCGCTGCATCGAATGCGGCGAGGAAGAGGTCGCCGAGGACGAAACGGAGAAGCGAGCATGAGCGACGAGTTCGAAGATCAGCGCAGCGACCAGCTCGGGGCCGAGGGCCAGGCCGACGAGCAGTCCGACGGCGCCGACGGCGCAGCGGACGAGAGCGGGGCCGAAGGCCAGGCCGGAGACGGCGCAACCGACGGCGTCGGCAACGAGCAGGGCACGATCACCAAAGACGACGCGACCGACGCCGGCGCCCCGATGTTGCCGGGCAGCCCCGGCGAGCCGCAAGGGCCCGAGGACGCGCTCGGCGAGGGGCTCAAGCGCGGCGACTACGCCGACCGCATCGGCTCTCAGCAGCACGCCGAGAGCGCGGCCACCGCCGACGGTGGCGAGCCGGTCTATGGCGGTGAGGACGGCGACGAGGTCGTCGACGTCAAGCCGCGCAGCGAGCTCCGCTCGCAGAACGATCGGGTCAGCGAAGTCGGCGACGAGGCCGGCGAGAAGGGCGGGGTTACGACCTCCTCCTAGCAGTAGGCGCCTCCAGGTCGTATGCTGCCGGCCTGGAGGCGCTCTCCTATGCCAGATCACGACTTCACCATTCTCAGAGTTCGCAAGCTCGCTGATCGGAGTGTCGAGCGGCTGAGGCGCGTTGACCCCGAGAGCGGCGATACCTACCTGATCAACCCGGACACTGGGGCGCGGGAAGGCTACCCACTCGCCGGCGTTCGCTTCGAGGACGGGCCGCCGGCGAAGACCAGCGTCTCGCAGAACTGGCTGCTGAGCGCTGAGGGCGAGGGCTGGGCCGAGCTCTTCGCCAAGCAGACCGTGATGCGGACGCAGGGGCCGCCCGATGCGCCGGTCTCGCCCGACAATCCGCCGCACGTCTTCGTGCAGGCCAGCGAGGTCCTCTTTCACACCGTCGACGGCGACTTCCGCTACACGGTTACTCGCAGCCCCGACAAGTGGCCGGACGAGAAAGACGAGGAGGCCGAGCTCGAACCGGGGTTCGGCGGAGAGGTCTCCTGGATCTTCGAGCTGGAGCTGCAGGGCTGATGGCGAACTTCGTCCACAATCGCGCCAAAGGTCGCCTCACTGAGTGGGCCGAGAGGATCAACGCGAACGACCCGACGAACAGCGTTTTCCTGATCGCCCTGATCGCCTCGACCGGGGTCGAGTCCGATGCGGTGCTGACCGACAAGGACGATTGGGCTGGGCTGGTCGAAGGCGCGACGAACTTCGCGACCAACACGGGGTCGACGAGGAAGACGCTCGACCAGGCCGGCGGGATCACGATCACCTACGACGACACGAACGACCGCGTCGACGTCGACGTCCCCGATCAGACCTGGACCGCGGTGGCAAACGACGGCACCGGTGGCATCAGCGACGTCGCGTTTGGGTTCGACACTGACTCGACCAGCGGTACCGATTCGAGCGTTCTTCCTGGCACCTTCCACGACTTCGCCGTGACCCCGGACGGGTCGGACATCACGGCGAAAATCGCGGAACTCGGGTTCTTCCGAGCGTCCTAGACGGCGAGGGCGCCTGTGGCCCTCAGTCGAACCGTCATCGGGATCTACAGCAAACTCAACGCGGGCACGCCCGCGTTCACGACGGAAGAATTCACGCCGCCGGCGAACTCGCTCCTGGTTGTGCGCGTCTACCTCATGCGGAAAGAAGGGGAATCTGAAATCGGGACGCCGGCGGTTTCGGGCGGCGGCCTCGTCTGGACTAATCGGGGCGCGAACACGACCTTGAAACCGGCCTGGTCGACGAAAGCGGTGTGGTTCACCGCGCCTGTTGGGGGCTCGCCGGCGAAAATGGCAGTCACGGTCGACGATGCGAACAACCTCAATATCTACGAATACATCGTCTCGGTCATCGCCTACACCGGCTATGACACGACCACGCCGATCGGCGGGATCGTCAGCAGCGGGGCGACCAACATCGGCGATGGAGAAGAGTCGCGAGAACTCAGTGAAGCGCCGGGGGTCGCGGACGAGACGCTTGTCTGCATCGACGTAGACGCGACGAAAGCGCCGCCGGCCCCTTCGCTCGAAACTGGATGGGCGATCGTCCATGAAAAATCAGCCTCGGGGGAAAGCGGCATTGCGGTCGCGAGTCGAGGTGCTTCGACCTCGAAAGTAGTCAAAGTCAAAGACGTCTATGTCGGCGGCGGAACGCTATTCAAGGCGGGACTGGGCGCGATGGTGGTCCGTGCGGCTGCCGGTGCCAAAGTCGTCGAAGTAGGAAGGGCGACCGATACGAGCACCGCTCGCGCTATCTCCTCTGCGAAGACGCTGCAGGTAGTTCGCGCCGCAGAGGTCGACGTTGCTCGACCGATCGCCGCGGTGAAGGTGGCAGCGGTGCTCAGGGCGACCGAGGTCGACTCGGCAAGGCCCTTGGCCTCCGCCAAGGGGAAGCTCGTGGATCGCGCTGCTGAGGTTGACTTCGCGCACGCGATCGCCGCGGTGAAGACGACGACCGTTGACAGGGCGTCAGAGGCCGACCTCGCTCGTGCGCTTATGGAGACCAAAGCGGCCGCGGTGGGGAGGGCCAGCGAGGGTGATCTTGCGAGGCCTCTTAGCTCCTTGAAGGTCGCTGCGCTCGCTAGAGCCACGGAGATCGACGTTGCCCGCGGACTCAGCGTCGGTAGGGCGTTTACCCTCAATCGCGCGGTCGAGGTCGACCAGGCGCGTTCGGTTGGCTCGCGCAAGGCTCTGGCGCTGGGTCGTGCCGTCGAGGTCGACCAGGCGCGGGCGATCGAGCTATTGCATGGCCTCGAAGTGGCACGCGCGGTCGAGGCCGACGCCGCCGGCGGGATCTCGAAGGCGAAGGTCGCGCAGATTGCACGGGCGGTCGAGATCGACGTTGCGACGGTCGTCAGGCCGCTGAAGCTGGTCGCCGTCCTGCCGGCGATCGAGGTCGACTCGGCGGCTTCGATCGAAACCCCTCTTCCGCCAACGCCGGCGCTGGCGCGGCCGCTGGGTGCGATCTGCCTCTCAGCTGAGTCGACCGGCGCAGTGCTTGTCGAGCTCGCAGAGCGCGGTGCGCTCTGCCTTTCGGCCGAGCCAACGGCCGCGATCGCCGTCGTGGTTACCGAGAACGGCGCCGTAGCGATCGTCCCCGAGCAGGCGGGGGCGCTATCCCTTGGCGCTGAGTCGACGGGCGCGCTGCAGCTGGTCCGGGTCCGAGGCGCGCGGCTGCTCTAGCCCCGCGTGGTAGCTTCCTGCGGGGATGGCCGAGGTTGAACCGTTCCTGATCAAGCAGGGCGATACCGCTCCAAGCTATGCGGTCGTCTTGACCAGCGGCGACAAATACGTCGCCCTCGGTGACGACGAAGGCAACCCGATCGCCGACAAAGTTAGGTTCCTCATGCGAGGAGAGGACGTCGAAGATCCTTCGGCTCCGGCCGTCACCGGCGAAATGACCTTCTCGCTGGAGAAAATCCCGGACCCGAAAAACCCAACCGGGCCCGAAATCGAAGTCTGGGTTTGCGTCTATGACTGGCAGCCGGGGGACACCGAACAGGAACCTGGGATCTACAACACCGAGCATGAGGTGACCTGGAAATCGGGCAAGGTCGAGACGTTCCCCGCCCAGCAGGAGGATCCCTATTTGAGGGTGCTGATCTTGGAGGACCTCGGGTGAGGCTCGGTCGGCTCAGCTCGATCAAGGAAGACGTTGAGCTCCATCGTCTTCACCGAAGCGGAGCTCGGCCACCGTCGAAGCGTAGGCCGCCGGCGGTCGTCGGCGACGCTGGCAGTCGACGACAAGCGAGCCCGGGCGGTCGTCGTGCCTGACCCCGCCGCTTACGCGACGGTGGCCGACTTCGAGGATTATGTCGAGGGCTGGGCCACTGACGACGAAGATGTCCTCAAGCGCACGCTGCACCGTGCCAGTCGGGACGTCGATCGCTTTGTTGGTCCTTGCTGGTCGATGGAGAGCAACGGTCTTCGGTTTGGTGACTTGACCGAAAACCCGAAGAAGCTCTCCGACGAACAGCGGGCGGCGCTGGTCGCCGCTACGTGCGCGCAGGCCGAGTACCGGATCGAAAAGGGCGAGGATTGGTTTGTGCACGACCAGTACAAGCAGACGAACGGGCCCGACTTCGCCACGGTGGGGAGGCTTAATCGGTTCGGGCCGAAGGCTCGCGAGGAGCTCCGGTATAGCGGCCTCTCCAGGGCGCAGGGCGGAAGGCTCGTCCGCTGAGCCTGTCGCAGAAAAACGCAACCCTGATCGAAGTCAAAGCCGAAGGCACGACGCCGGACTGGGATAGCCCTGACAACGACGGGCCGCCGAAGTGGAGGGGTCGAGCTGACGCCTTCTACACGCAGCGTAAGGATCGCAATGTCGGGCCAGGCTCAGGAACGTCGACGGCAGAGACCTACGAGCTGCGGCGGCAGCTGATCGTCGAGCCGCGACGTCCAGGCATCGACTTCGAGCAGGGCGACCTGGTCGTCTTCCTGTACCGGGGTACGCAGCGCAGCGGCGTCATCGTCATCGCCGAGGAGTACGACATTCCGAACACCCTGGTCGCCGGTTCGATCCGGCTCACCCTTCGCGACGCCTGACGATGGCTGCCACGGGGGCAGAGCGCTCAATCGCTCGGCTCCCCGAGGTCGCGACGGTGGAAATCGTCGCGCAGTACGAACGTGCCGCTCGGTTGCTGCGGTCGATGATCGCCAACGCTGTGCGCCGCGGCGCTCTCGGCACCGCAAACGAACAGCGCAAGCAGCTGGCCGCCGTCAATCGGCTCTTGCTGCAGCTGCGAGCAAGTATGAACGGACTGGCGACGCTGTCGATCGCGGGTGGGTATCAGATTGGAGCCCAGTCGGCCGACGTTTCCATGCTCGAAGCCCTTCCCCCTGACGTAGCGGAGAAGCTGATAGAGCCGCGGTTTGCGAACGGCGCCAACAAGGCGGCGATGCAAGCCCTGCAGGCAGCCACCGAACAGAGGCTGCAGGAGTCGGTCAGGACCGTGGGACGCTCCGTAGACGACGTCTTTCGCAGGGTCGGTCTGGAGGAAGTCAAGCTCGGCACCGCGGCGGGGCTGACCAGGCGCGAGACCTCGAATCGGATCGTTTCGAAGCTGGTCGACGAAGGGTTGACGTCCTTCGTCGATCGAGCGGGGCGCCGATGGAAGCTCGACGTCTACGCGGGCATGGTGGCCAGGACCACGCAGCGCGAGGCTGTGACTCTCGGCGTCGTCGACCGGATGCTGCAGATCGGCCTCGACCTGGTCACGGTTTCAAAGCACGCCGGATCCTGTGACATCTGCAAGGACTATGAGGGGAAGACCTACTCGCTGACCGGGCACACCGAGGGGTTCGAGGTGATGACCGTCTTCCCGCCCTTCCACCCGAACTGCCGCCACATGATCGGGGCGGCCAAGGCGAATCTGACCGAGGTGCTGGAACTCGACGAGATGGCGATCGCGGCGTAGCATCTTCGGCGTGACGATCGTCCGCGGCGAAATCAGCTTCAACACCGTCTACGCGGCTTATCAGCACGAGCACACTGAGCTCAAGCATCCGCGCGGGGGCAACGCGAAGTATCTAGAGGCGCCGCTGAAGCAGTATGCGCCTGAGCTCGCACCGTTCATCGCGGCGCGGGTTCGAGCGGCGATTAAAGCCGCCGGCGCGCTGTGGTCCGCGGCGGCGATCGCGCGGATCCAGGCCGACGCCGCCGAGGATGCGATCGGCGCCTTTGCCGAGATCGTCGCCGGCGAGGCTCAGCGACAGGCTCCGATCCTGGAGGGGATCTTGCGCGGCTCGGTCGAGGTTTCCACGGGCAGGGTTCGAGAGCTCGGGTAGCCTCCCCCGCGTGGACGACCTGGTCCAGCCCTTCATTCGTTCCTACTTGGTCTCGAAGAACGGCGCGCGAGAAGAAGGAGAGCCGGGTTTCCGGGCGCCGAGTGACGCCGATCCAGACGGTGCCGCGGGCAGCCTCTATCCGGTTTTCGTCGAGCCTCGCGAAGGCGCGCCGGCGCCGGGGCAGCGGAAGGGCAACGAGGACAACACCGAGGCGGTGCTCTCGCTGGTCTACACCGGCGGGATCCCGACTGGTCCGCTGGAGAGCTTCCACCGTCGCGAGACCTTCGATCTCTGGGTTCGCTCGAAAGGGCCGCAGCTGGCGAAGCAGATCGACAACCGTCTGTGGAAGCTGCTGCACGACAAGCGCGACTGGGACATGGACGGCCTAACGGTGATCGAATCGCTGCAGTGGCGGCCAATGCAGCCGCTCGGAAACGACCCGCAGGGCTATACCTACATCGTCTCCTTCATCTTCGAGCTTTACGCAGAGAGCGGGAATTAGCCGCGCTCGGATTTCAGGTTCTAGCCGCCGGCGCATTACGTTCGGCGCCAACGGCTCTCGGATCCGGTTGCGGCTGCGAGGGAGACACCCGAACCAAGGGGTTCGCACATGGAAGGCTTGATCGCTTACGAGCTGGCTCCCGGCTACGAGGAGTTCAGCGGCGGGAACGTCACGCTGGTCGGCGGTGTGATGTACGACGTCAAGGAGCTGCTCGACGAGAGCAACGGGCGGATCGTTCTGGGCCCGAACCCCCGGACGAACGCTGACGAGGAAGTGCCCGACGAGGAGGCTGAGCGCGCCAATCGCGACGCCGAAATCGCCGACGCTCTTTCCAAATACCCGGCGCTCGAACGGGTCGAGGCCGAGGACGGCGACGAGCCGCTCAGCTACGACAACGTCGACTTGACGACCGTGTCCGAGGGGCCGACGAAAATCGAGCTGCGCGAGCGCGCAAACGAGCTCGACATTCCGGGTCGGTCCTCGATGACCAAGGGCGAGCTGATCAGGGCGATCGCCGAAACCGAGGAAGCGCTCGCCTCGGCCGAGCAGTCAAGCGGCGAGAGCACCGACCAGGGCGGCGACGCTGGCGACGCCGGCGATGGCGAAGCCTCGACCGAAGGGAGCGATGACTGATGGCTCTGGAGTCAAATCTCTACGCACTCTGGGCGGCCAAGCAGACCGCGAAGGGCACGTCGGCGACGGAAGCTACTCGCAGGTTCCGCCAGGTCGCCGGCGATCTGGCGACGAACCGCGAGGACGGTTCGGAGGGGTTCTCGGATCTCGATCGCTTCGGGAACATGACGGACTTCGTCAACACCTTGTCGGGCGAAGGAGCGCCGGGACTGCAGTCGACGCCGACCGAGGCCGCTTGGCTCTTCTGGGTCTTCTTCGGCGCCGACACGGTGACGGGCGCGGCCGATCCCTGGAAACACGTCTTCACCCCGCAGACCAACGGTGGTTCGTGGGTCACCTTCTGGAAGCGGGTCGGCGGATCGGTCGTGCAGCGCGAGAAGTTCAACGACTGCAAAATCGGTCAGCTGGTCATCGAAGGATCGACGGGGCAGAAGGTCGTGCGGGTTACGCCCTCGATCTTGGCGCTCGATCCCGGTGAAAAGTTCGCCGTCGACCCGACGCAGGAAATGCCCACCGGTGAACCGTTCCTATGGACTGAGGGCGTCGGGACGTTCAAAGTCAACGGCGTCGTGCTCAAGGGGAGCTCGCAGTTCACGGCGACTTGGGACGAGGGCTTCGCGCCGTACTACGGCGACGACGTCGTCTCGATCGACCTGACCACGGGCAACGCGCAGATCACGCTGGGGACGACCATCCTGGTCGACTCCGAAGGGCTGGGCGAGTACAACAAGCGGATCTACGGCGAAGCGGCGCCGGCGGCTGGCAAAAAACCGATCAAGGTGCCCGAGGCGCTCGGCTCCTACAACTTCACGCTGACCAAACGGAATTCGGCTGGACCGGTCGCCCCGGCTCGGACGATGAAAGTCGAGTTCCCCGGCGTAAAGTGGGCGCCCGACGTTGCCATCCCGCCCAGCCCCGACGGCGGGCCCGTCGAGCTCTCGCTCGGCGGCGGGATGCGCAAGGTCTCGCCCGAACCCGGCAGCCGGATCACGATGGAAATCGGCAACGCCGCGTTCACCGGCTGAGCCGCGAGAGGAGAAGCGCATGAGCGAAGAGACGAAGGTCGTCTCGCGGCAGATCGAAGTCAGCGGCGAGACCTACGAGATCACGAAGTTCAAGGGGTACAAGGCGTTCCGCATCGGGCGGTTGCTGACGAGCCTCGGAGAGATAGGCTCGGCCGTCTCGAAGAAGGTCAGCGGCTTCGTCGCCGACTACCGACGCGAGAACGTCGACGAGATCCCTCGGGCGACGCTGGAGTTCCGCTACCCCGAGGAAGCGGCCACCGTCTCCGAGGAGGCGTGGAAGGAAAGCGGGGGGGTGATCAGGCTCTCCAACGAGCCGAGCGAAGCGGAGATCCTGGCAGTGGTCCTGCCGACCATCTTCGAGCTCGCCGGCGACAAAATCGCCGACCTGCTCGCGTGGGTCATCGCCGACGACGCGGTCCTGGAGGAAAAGGACGGGGAGAGTGAGGAGGCGGTCGTCGAGTACATCACGGGACTGCGCAAGCAGCTCCTCTTCCATTCGACGATCGACGAGCTCTTCGATATCGCCATTGCCGCGCAAGGCGTTCTCGGCGAGCAAATGGCGGGAAAAGCGGAGCAGGTCCGCTCGCTTCTCCCGTTGGTGGGCCTGGGCGGGCAGGACGAGGAGACGGAGCCGGAGACGTCGGAGGCGCCGGAGACGTCGGAGGCGCCGGACCCGGACGCACCGATGGTGGCGAGCCCGGAGTTCGAGGAGGAGGATCCCTTGAAGGTCGAGACCCCTTCGACCCCCGAGTCTCAGACGACGTCGGAGAGGCGCGACTCCTCCACCGATTCGCCGCCGGATACGGATGGCGACGAGGAGAGGTCCTCCACGGACCAAGTTGGGGAGCCCTCAGCGAGCATCTCCGGCTGATCCGTGAGGACGAGGAATTCGAGATGCGCCAGCGCCTCGCCCTCGCAGGACAAGACCCTGATGTTCTGAGTGGCGCTCTGCCTCCCTTGGAGGCACCGCCTGCCCCGAACGAGGCGCTGGCGCGCGCGAAGCACCTCAAGGCCGGGCTCGAAAGCCAGGCTCAGCAGAGGAGGAATTAGAGGATGGAGGCCGGCGGGATCGACGTCGGTCACATCTTCGCGCGCCTGGACGCGAAACTCGACGATCGCAACTTCAAGCGCTTCGACACCGCGGTCGACAAATCTCGCGCCAAGGCGCAGGGCATGGCGCGGGATCAGGACAAGCTCTCCCGCAGTACGCAGACCCTCAGTCGCGAGCAGCAGCGCCACGCGAAATTTCTCCGCTCGCAGGGCTATGAGTGGGCCGCTGTGGCGAAAGAGGTCGGCGTCAACGAGGATGCGCTGAAGAGCTGGAACACGACTTCGCGGACCACGGTGCGGGAGCAGGAGCGCGTGCGTCGCAGCGTGCGCGAGACCGGACGGGAGAGCCGAAGTACGAGCAAGGATATCTCCGGCCTGGAAGGGGTAATGGCGCGGGCCAACCGCGCGACGACCTTCTTCGGTCGGACGCTGAGGCTCTTGAAATGGCCGGCGCTGATCGCCGGCGCTGGCGCCGCACTGCAGGGGATCAACGCCCTGGCCGCTGGCACCGTCGCGTTGACCTCGGCGTTGGCCCCCCTCTCGGGTCTGCTTGTGACCATCCCCGCGGGGTTGGGAACGCTAGGACAAACCTTGGGGACGGCGGCGCTGAGTTTGATGGGCGTGGGGAACGCCGTCAAAGCGCTCAATAGCGAAGAAGTCAAATCAGGAAAAGTCGCCGAAGACACGGCTAAAAAACGACGGAGCGCTGCGCAGCAAATTCGTTCAGCCGAGGAACAGCTTGCCGATTCACAGCGCTCGGAGAAAGGCGCTCAGCGGGACCTCAACAAAGCTCGCCTCGAAGCAGTCAAAACGCTGCAGGACATGCGCAACGCCGCGATCCAAGCGAAGTTTGGCGAACAGGATGCGCAGCTCGCGCTACGTCGTTCGATCGTCGAATTGCGGAAAGCGGAGATCAACCCGAAATCCTCATTCCTCGAAATCGAAGAACTGGAACTGGGAGTGCGAGAGGCCCGCCAAGGCGTCAAAGAAGCGAGGTTGGATCGGAAACGCGCTGACCAGGAAGATCGCAAAGAGAGGCGAGGGGGCGTCAAAAAAGATCCGGGGGTCGTTGAAGCGAAACGCTCCCTTGCGGATGCTCAGCGCGGCGTTGCGCAATCGGCTCGCGACGTCGCGGAAGCCGAGAAAGACGCGACCGAATCGCTTTCCGAATCGTCATCTGCGGCGAGCAAAGTTGAAGAATCGTTCGCCAAATTGACGCCCGAGGCGGCGCGCTTCTCGCGCTTCCTCTACGGCCTAAAACCGCAGCTGCAGGGTCTCCAGGCGACCGCAGCAAAAGGATTCCTGCCTGGCGCCGAAAAAGGCATCACCTCGACGCTGCGCAACTTGCCCGCGGTACAGAAGGTGATTGGCGCGACCTCGCGCGTGATGGGGAACCTCTCGGAGCGAGCCGGTCGCTTCTTCGGCTCGCGTGGCTTCGGCAAGGACCTCGAAACGGTCGGCCGCGGGAATGCACAGACGCTCGGCCTCATGGGGCGGAGCGCCGAGCACCTCTTCAAAGGGCTCACGAACGTCCTGGTCGTGGCTCAGCCGTTCCTGCGCTGGACCGGGAAATTCGTCAATCAGCTCACGGCATGGGTCGAGAAATCGACCGAGGTCAACAAGAAGAACGGCGATATGGCGAGGTTCTTCGGGCGAACGCGCCAGGTCGTCGAAGTGCTCTCTTCGATCTTCGAGCACCTCGGCGGCACTCTGCACGTGATCGGCGAAGAGGCGGCGCCGCTCGGGCGAGAAATCCTGGCGGCCTTCGATCAGGGATCCGAAGGGCTGGAGAAATGGGCCAAGTCCACCGAAGGACGCAAATCGATCGGGCGCTACTTCAAGGAAGCGAAAGGTCCGCTCTTCGAATTTGGCCGGCTCGTCAGGGACATCATCGACGCCTTCTTCGAACTCGGCGAGGGGCAGGGCGGCGTTACTCGGGATCTGATCCATCAGATGAGGGTCGAACTGCTTCCTGTCATCACGGAAGTCCTGAAGTCGACGACCGAATCGTTCGGGCCTCACGTAGTCGAAATGCTCACGCAGGTCCTTGGCCTCTTCGCTCGCCTATCAGGGGCGAGTGGCCCCCTCACCCTCTACGTCGAAAGCCTCACCGCCGCAGCGAAGATCACGAACACCTTGCTCGACGCTGTGCCGGGGCTCCGAGGGCTCACCGTGAACTTGCTCGGCCTGGTTGCCGTGATGAAGACGGTGACCACGATCGGACACTTTACGGGGATCACGAAGGGGCTCGAACTCCTCTTCGGAGAGGACATGGGGGACCGCCTCAAAGGTCGGTTCCGATCGATGATGAAATCGGTGTTCCTGCGTGGCGCGCTCGCTCTTAACTACGTCGTTGCGTGGGGAGAAGGCGTCGCCCAGACCGCCGCGGGCGGGATCTCCAAGCAGCTGACCAGGTTCCGCGCCGTCGCCCGTAAAGCGGCTATTGCCTTCATCGGCACCTTCGCCCCCGAGGTTGCCGCCGGGATGGCCGCCGGCGGCCGGCTCGGGGAATTGCTTGGCACTCGGTTTCCCAAAATCGCCGGCATGTTCAAACGGGGCGGCAAACTAGCGGGCAAAGGCTTCATCGTCGGAGTGCTCCTCGGCGCTGTCTTGCTCGGCGTCGAGCTCGGCAACATGATCAACAAGAAGTACCCCGACCTGGGCCCCTCGATCCGACATTGGGGGATCCGCGCCGGCGAAGACTTCGTCAATGCCCTGATCGACGCGGTCAACCTTGGGATCAAGGGCATCAACAAGGCGCTTGACGAGGGCAACCCGCTGGGAAAGCTCGGCGTCGACGCGCCCAACATCGGTGAAGTCGGTCACGTCAACTGGCATTCGAGCGGCGAACGCAAGAGCTCCGAAGTCGACGAAGCGATGGGCGGCAAGAAAGTCGAAACGTATGGCGGTCGCATCGTGTCGCCCAAACAGGCCGCGAAGATCGCTCGGGAAGTTCAGGAAGGCAAGCGCGATCAATTCGGGAACCCTGTTCGCGGGAGTCAGCGACAGCGCGATCGCGGCGGACGTCCCGCCGGGCCCGAGGGTCCGGTAGGGGGCAAGCGCGAAGAGATGATGGGCTCCCCCCCGCACCCGGGTTCTCGCCGTAAGCCAGAGGACGAAGCGAAAGACACCGGGCGCAAGGTCCTCGACGAGCACAAAAAGTTGCGTCGCGGCGTTGAGGACGAGTCGACTCGGATGCAGCGAACCGTTCTCGACCGGTTCGGTCGGATCCGCAAAGGAGGATCCGAAGAAAGCAAGCGGCTCGACAAATCGGTCACCGATTCCGTCACCGATATGCAGGGGGCTCACGATCGGAGCACTCGGCAGATGCTCACCGCGACCGACTCGCGCTTCGAGGGGATGCGAGACATCGTCACCAAGCGAAGCGGGCGGATGGCCGAAGACCTGGGCGACAACGTCGACGAGATGAACCGCACGACGTCTGACGGGATGGACCACATACAGCGCGCCGTGGTCAAGGCGCTCAAAGCGTTCGGCGTCAAAGACGTCAACCTCGATCTGAAAGAGGGTGGCGGGTCGAAAGGCAAACCGCGCAAGGCGGCGCAGGGAGGGGTATTCACGGTCCCAGGTGAAGGATTGCAAGACACGGTCTATCTCCCCGGCGTACACGCGATGGTGGCGCCGGGGGAGGAGCTCTTCGCTGCAACCCGCCACCAGCAGCCCCTGCTCGACTATGCGGTCGAAGCCGCGCTCGGGGTGCAGGGCGGCCTCGACGGCTTCTTCTCAACCTTCGATCGCCCCCATTACCTCGCTCGCGGGGGGCGAGCAGCCTCGACGTTGGCTGCCAGGGCGACCGGCGCCATCAGGCGCTTTGCCGGCGGCGGGCGCGTTGTGCTCGATCCCGGTACGAACATGGGCGTCGGCCAGGAGCCGCAGATCCTTCGCGCGCTCAGGGCGCTGTCCGGCGAGCTCGGCAAGATCGTCTACGTCATCAGCGGCTACCGCTCACCGCAGCACTCTGTGGAAGTCGGAGGCTTCGCCAACGACCCCCACACGCGGGGGGAGGCCGCGGACATCGGGGTCGGGTCGCCGCTCTTGGAAACGATGTTCGGCGTCAGCGAGGCCGCTCTGAAAGCTGTGGGCCTCTACCGGCCGTTTTACCCCGCGAGCGCTCACGAGGTGAACCACGTGCAACTGCTCGCCGGCGGTCCGAAGGGCGGGTTTGCTGGCGCCGGCCCTGCCGGTGCGAAGCCCGAGCACGTGAAGGCACCTCATATTGGCGGCCGTGACGGCACCTTCCGAACGCTGGTCGAAGCCGCACTGGGGAGGACGACCGAAGCCGGCAATCGCTACATCGACCGCAAGGCGTCGAAGCGTTCGAGGTCACTGGGCGGCCTCGGGATCTCGGTGCCGAGTGGACCCATACAGAAGATGGCTCGCGAAATGGTCTCGCAGATCTGGGGTCCGAGCGAATTCGGCGCCTTCAATGCGCTGGAGATGTCAGAGGCCGGCTGGGACCCTCGCGCTGAAAATCCGAGCAGCGGCGCCGCTGGGCTGGCGCAGGCGTTGCCGTCTTCGAAGTATCCACCCGGCGCGTGGCCCTACAGGGGTGTCAAATCGGCTCGACTGCAGCTCGAATGGATGATGGGCTATATCCGCGAACGCTACGGCTCGCCGGCGGCGGCCTGGTCGTTTCATCAGGCAAACAACTGGTACGCCCGCGGCGGCCGCGTGATGCGTCGCTTCGCCCGCGGCGGCGCCTTCAAGGGAAACATCAACCATCGCTACTCGCCGCACTGGGCGCCGGACTACAGCGGCGCCACGTTGCCGAGCTACGTCGTGGCTGCGCTGGCCGAGGCTGCGGGGGCGCCGGGTCGGACGATGGAGCAGGTCACCCGCGGCGAGTCGGGAGCGCATCGGAAGGGAACGGCGCGGCCGGGTGCCGCCGGCGGCGACGCCGGCGGCACGCGCGGTTAAGGCCTGTGGGCGATCACCGAGCCATTCTCCGATGCGATCGTCTCCGCGTTGGGTGGTTACGGGGAAATGTTCAACCCGGTCAAGAACGCGGCTGCGATGAAAGCGGTGCTAGGTCAGAACGGAATTGGTGCCTGGTATGGAACGGGCTCGGTCACTGGATCGAACCTGCACTACACCGGCGGCTATGACGTTCGCAACGCGCTCGGCGGTCTCAGCTTCAAGGAAGCGCTAATGGGGCGGAAGACGCCGGGGCCCGAATCCCTGCAGGGCGAGCGAAAGCATTCGACGCCAGCTGCAGGGGTGAAAGGCAAACGCAGGAAACCGCCGCGGATGGGGCTGGCGGCTTCGACCGCGACCGAAGCGCCGAGCGGCAAGTACAGCCCGCAGGCGCTCTTGCGCGTCGTGGCTGAAACGGGGATCGGCTTGCCTTACGCGCTGCTGATGAACGGAGTGCCGAACTGGCGCGGGCTCAGCTCGACTAGGTATGGGCAGCTGGTCAATTCCTACTACAGGAAGATCTCCGAATATAGGCAGTCACTCGGCGAAGAACGTCAGCAGGCCGAAGAATCGTTCAAGGCGAATCCGACGCTGCCGAGCGTCACGGCACTGAGCTCGGCGACGATCGCTTCGGCGATCGCCTACAACGCCCCGACCGGTTCAGATGCGAGCGCATACGGCACGGGCTATGGCGCGTTGGCCGCGCTCGACAAGCGCGCTGCTGCAACTCGAAGCACCTACCTCAACACGTACTCCGAGGCTTACCTCAAGCCCTACCGTGAGAAAGAAGCCCTCGCCGAATACATTCACGAAGGATTGCTGAAATCGGTTAACCCCGAAGCTGAAAAAAAAGCTTTCGAGCTGGCGAAGCTCAAAGGGCTGCGTCGTCGAATGAAGCGAACCAGGGAAGGGCGCAAGCCGGGGAAGAAGTCTCAGTCCGCGGTTGCTGCTGCTCAGGTCGCGAGGTCACGTCGTGGCGGCAAACGTGCAGGACGTCGCTTCGCGCGCGGCGGTCGGATCACGATGCTCGCCAAGGGGGGCAAGTCGAAGCAGACCGTCGCGCAGCAAACGCACAACACCGCAGCGCCGTCTGCGAAAGCCACCAGGAAGAAGGTGCAAGCGCAGATCCGCCACCATAACCGCGTCGTCGATCGACGCGGTGCCAAGCGCCAGCAGTATGCGGACGACCGCTACGAAGAAGAATCAGAAGGCATCCTCGATCCCGTCGAAAAAGAACGGGAAGAACTCGAAGCACGCGAAGCCTACGAAGCGGCTCGGCGGGAAGAACTCGCACCGCTGCTGAACGAAATCGCCGTCAACGTGCAGCGGACCTCTCTGATCGGGGCCATGCAATCGAGCCTCTTTAGCGCACCGACCTTCGCTCGTGGCGGAAGGGTCCCGCCGGCGGCAGCTTCAGCTGCAGCGCAGCCGGTGCACGTCGGGTCGCCTAGCGTTACCGTGCCGCTGGCGGTGCAGCTCTCAGGGGCGATGGAGGCACTGAACCCGCAGATCCAGGCCGTGGTCGACGGACGACTCCGGGATCTCGGTCAGGCAGCCGGCAGCGCGAAGACGACCGTCTCGGCGCCAGGGCGTCGAGTCAGCTACGGAGGCAATTAGATGCTCGAAACGCTCGAACGCTTGATCGTGGACCCCGTCTCAGAGGTGCCGCCCTACGGCGTGGCCGCGAACCGACCGTTCGAGATCACTGGGCTTCGTACTCCGAGCCCCGAGGGGCACGGCGTTTTCCTCGTCGACCACAGCTACCCGCGGCCCGAGATGCAGAGCACCTTCGCCAGCTCGCGCGACTCTCAGGGCGAAGCGCGCTTCGGCAAGCCGAAGCTCGCCAACCGGAAGATTCCGATCAAGGTCTACATCTCCGAGGCTGGCGGGATCGGCGAAGTCTCGAACCTGGTACTCAACCCGAGCGCTGAGACGGGGATAGAACGCTTTGCCTTCAGCAGTGTCAGCTGGGCGGAAAGCGCCTTCGTTCGAGGCCTGGTCACGCCGGGGCTGTTTCGAAATGCCGGCGAGTTCGCGGCCCATATCACGGCCAAAAAGGATGCGACCGTAACGCAGCGGACCCTGTCGGCGGCACAGAGCTCACCTGTCGGCAGCGTTACTCCGGGGAACAAATACTCCTTCGCAGCGACCATCCTCGCAGTGGATAACTCGGATATGGGATTTCAGGTTCGGATCGACTGGTATACGGCGGTGGGGGCTTACATCTCCAGTTCTGCGGCGTCAGCTTTGTTCACGGGCACCGGCGAGCAGCGCCTCTCGATCGTTAATCAAGTCGCGCCGGCGACGGCTTCATTCGCGACCGTCGTTCTCGTTGGCTTCAGCAAAATCAGCGGCGAAACCGTCGACCTCTGGACCGACGCCTGGCAGTTCGAGGAAGGTTCGGCGTCGACCGCCTACTTTGACGGCGATACGCCGGGGTGCTCGTGGACGGGAACGCCGCACAACTCGACGTCGAAGCGATTCGGCACCGGCTCGGATCGCACTCGTTTCATCCGCAGCTTCTACGACATGCAGGAGAAGGTTGAGAAGCTTGCCGAGGAGGGGGGGACCCTCAAACGCGTACTGCCTGATGGTTCCTACATGGTTTTCGACGTAGTCGAGGCGACCTTCGTGGGTAACTGGGAGAAACGTTTCAACCAGGGCCAGGAAGAGTTCCAATTCGAACTCATCTGCAAACCGGGTGCGCGACTTCCGCCGATCACCCTGGCCGCACACGAAGAGAAAACGCTACCCGTTCTCACCTTCACCGAGGTTGAAATCCCAGGCAACCTGCCGGCTCTCGGCGACCTCCTGATCGAGGATACGCAGGGAGTGGATCGCAAGTTCGTTGCGATCTCGATGGCATCGCGCTTCCTTGACCTTTCTGTCAACGCTGAAACCTTCTACGAGGCTGAGGGCAGGTTGAGGCTCGGAAACACTTCACTCGTCGCTGGGTCCGGCATACCCAGCGGCTCGGGCGGTAACAAGGCTGTTAGCGCAGCGCTCACTTCTGGCTATACCCCGGTGCTGAGCACGAGGTCGGCAGCGGGCGTCTACACGACTCACGTGGGGGCACATCGGATACTCGCTCGCGTATGGAGGCCGACCGCCAACAAAGGGAGCACGAGCATTCGGTTCGAATACTCGCAGGGAGATCTCCTCCGCTGGAGGACGCTTCCTACCACCGCTGAATTTTCCGCGGACGTGCTTGAGGGCGAATGGGTGATCATCGACCTTGGCATTGTCAGGCTCAATCGCGCCGCGATAGGGCCGCAGCGCTGGGAGGGGAGGCTCGTCGCAAAGACGAGCTACGCCGGATTCGGCGACACTCTGCAGGTCGACTGGATCTCGATCTTCCCGGTTGAGGAGTTCTACGGATCCGTCAGGGCGCTGACGATTCCACCGGGCACGATCGGCGTGCAGCTTGCGGCCGATCAGTTTGCACAGGTAGCTGGGGCGCTGACCGGAACCACGGCGCCGCTCGGAGGGGTATGGAGCGGCGCCGGTAGTACGAATGACATTCTTGAGTTCAGCGGGGGGCCTTTCGCTTATCGCGTCTATGAAGCAGGGAAATACGATGTCGCCGGCGCTAATCCTGATCCACCTACTCCCGCAACCGAAGGAGTGACTGGACGCTACGTTCGGCTTGGCACTGGAACTCAGATAGACGTAACTGTCAGCCAGGAAATAGCGCTTGGTAACGGGTTTCTTTCTCGCGCCGGCGTGCTTGCCCGGTACGTCGATATAAGCAACATGCTTATGTGCCGGATAGCCAGGACTAGTACTTATCCTAGTCACGATCGATTGGAAGTGTTCAAAAAAAAGGCAGGCGTCTGGACGGAAAAGGCTGTCGGCGAACTGTATGCGTCACAGATCTCAGCAGCGGTTCTAGTCTCAGTACATGTAAGCGCAAATGGGTCCGGGTACGCCGTAGCGAAGCTGGGCGGCTCTATCATCAGCCAGTGCTCGTGGCTCCCTGACGCCGATCTCGCTACGGGGGGCACCCTTGCTAC